ACCCGATGGACAAAGGTGGTCAAGAGTACAAGGAGTTGTGGAAGGACTCCGATCCGAAGATGAGGAATGAAAATGGTAGAACACGCACTGGACTATATCGCCTATTCATGCCTGCATACGAGTCACTCGAAGGATTTTTTGACAAGTATGGAAATCCAATCGTGGAAGATCCTGATAGCCCTGTGGATGGTCTTGATGGCGAGCTGGTTACTATTGGGGCGAAGACGTACCTCAAAAACGAAAGAAAAGCGCTCAAAGACGACCCGTCAGAGCTGAATGAGGTTGTTCGTCAGTTCCCCTTTACCGAAGACGAGGCATTCAGAGACAGCATTGAGGGGAGCCTGTTCAACATCGGAAAGATCTATGAGCAGATCGAGCACAACGACGACTTATTCCCCAATCCAGTAGTTACAGGCAACTTCGTCTGGAAGGAGAAAGACAAAGAAGTCATCTTCAGTCCAACGCCTAATGGAAGGTTCAAGGTAGCCTGGATGCCTCCTGCAGAATACAGGAATGTGTTGAAATATGACAGGGGCAAAAAGGTAGCGCCTCACGACTGGGGTTGTGGAGGCGTTGACTCCTACGACCTTGACGCCACTGTTGACGGAAGAGGGTCGAAAGGCGCCTTGCACATGTTCAATAAGTTCCATATGCAGCACCCGTCAAACATGTTTGTGGTGGAGTACGCATCGAGGCCAGACCTAGCTAAGATCTTCTACGAAGACGTGTTGATGTGCGCCTTCTTTTACGGGTACCCTATCTTAATTGAAAACAATAAGTACGGTATCGCAAGATACTTTGAATCAAGAGGTTACGATGGCTACCTAATGGATAGACCAGAGCACCTTAGCTCTGCTTCTAGCATGAAAAGCAAGACCAAGGGAATACCTTCGAACTCTCAGGATGTGATCCAAGCTCACGCTCAAGCCATTGAGACGTATATTCATGACCACGTTGGGGTAAATTATGACTCGGGACTGATGGGGAAGATGTACTTCAACAAAACGCTAGAAGACTGGATTGGATTTAAGATTGACAAAAGAACAAAGTTTGACCTTACCATAAGCTCTGGGATGGCTCTTCTGGCCGCTCAAAAGGCAAAGCCAAAGAAGACAGCTGACTTCGGCACGAAGAAATTCCTAAGGCGATACAGAGTAATTGGTTAATTGCTATATTTGCAGCAAATGTATAAGGCAGAGAAGGACATCAAGGGAGGATTCCCTGACCCATTGGCACCCACCGAAGTAAAGGAGGGGAAGGAGTACGGGCTCAAGTACGCAAAAGCCATCGAAAAGCAGTGGGGGAAGATGCAAGAAAGCAACTCTCTGCACGGCGAGAGGCAAAGAGTATTTGACAGGTGCAGGATGTATGCCAACGGCATCCAGGACACGAACATCTACAAGCGTCTGCTCAACACCATGGATCCAAACGCAGGTGACGGCAGCTTGATGAACATCGACTACACGCCTGTACCTATTTTGCCGAAGTTTGTTCGCATTGTAGTCAACAAGATCCTTTCAAGGAACCCCTACCCAAATCTTGAGGCCATTGACCCTCTTTCTTCTTCTCAGAAGAACAAGGAAAAGAACAAGGTCAAGATGCAGGTTCAAGCTAGAGAAAAGCTTGCTACTCTGAAGCAAAAGACTGGGGTTGTGCTTGATCAGGACCCTGAGGCACTTCCTGAGACTCTTGAAGAGGCGGAGATCCTGCTGGACACGAACATCAAGACAGACGCTGAGATCGCAGCACAGATTGCGACAAACATGACGCTGTCCTGGAGCAACTTCAACGATAACACGTTCAGAAGATGCGTTAACGACCTCGCTACTCTTGGGATTGCCGTTGTTCAGAGATACAACGACCCAAACTACGGGATTAGCATCAACTACGTCGATCCAAAGAAGTTTGTACACAGCAGAACCGAAGACCCAAACTTTGAAGACCTGATCTATGGCGGTCATGTCAAGACAATCCCTATTAACGAGCTGAAGAGACTGGCGGGAGACGAGCTTACTGAAGAGCAGTACGCTAAGATCGCAAAGCAGTACCAAAACAAGCACGGTAACAACTCAGCTGAATACGGCAAGTCTACGTACAACACGATCACAGGGAGAACCCATTTCGGGTATGATGAGTACCTGGTAGACGTGTTGGACTTTGAGTTTATCGCTACAGACACAATCTACTTTGAGGAGAAAGAGAACCGATTCGGTGGTTCTGGTTTCTACTACAAGGGTTTCTCTTACAAGGAGAAAGAAAACTCTGTGTACGCTAGAAAGCCTCACAAGATGGAGATGAAGACGGTTTACAAGGGTTCTTACGTCCTTGGAACCAAAGACTACCTGTTTGGGTACGGAAGGGCTATGAACGTTCCAAAGAACGTCCACGACCTCACCAAAGCTAGAACCTCGTACTCTGTCATTGCAACCAACTTGCAAGACATGATGCCTAAGTCTATGGTTGACAGCTGCATCGGGTTTGCAGACATGCTTCAGCTCACGCACTTGAAGATTCAGCAAGCCGTAGCTAAAGCAAAGCCAGACGGACTAATCATCGACATTGAAGGTCTGGAGAACGTACAGCTAGGAAAAGGCGGAGAGCTTCAGCCTCTCGACCTTCATGATATCTACGAGCAGACTGGTGTCTTCTACTACAGAAGCAAGAATCCAGAGGGAGGATTCCAAAACCCTCCTGTCAGAGAGATTGGCAATAGCATCAGGAATATCAATGAGCTAATTCGACTCTACAATCACTACCTAACCATGATCAGAGATACAACTGGTATCAATGAAGCCATGGATGCGTCATCACCAAAAGGGGATGCCTTGGTGGGGGTTCAGGAGCAAGCAATCAACGCTGGAAACAACGCCATTTACGACATCACAAACGCCGCGATGATCCTTTACAAAAAGGTATGCGAAGATGTCGTGAAATGCCTTCAAATCCTACCTTCAGAGTCAGTCATCTTCTCAACCTATGAGAATGCGATTGGAAAAGAAAACATGAGGGTTCTGTCTTCCTTTGGAGACCTTCCGATGTACAACTTCGGTGTTCAGGTAGTGAAGGAAATGGAGGAGACTGAAAAGGCGTTTCTAGAGCAGAATATCCAGGCATCCCTGGCTCAGAAGGAGATCGATCTTGAAGACGCCTTGGCTATTCGAGATATGAAAGACATCAACCAGGCAGAAAGACTTCTTGTGCTTCGAAGAAAGAAGCGTATGAAAAAGCTGCAAGAGTCTAAAATGCAGGAGATTCAAGCTCAAGGGCAAGCTGCTCAGCAAGCAGAAGCCGCCAAGGCTGAAGCAAAGATGCAAGAAATTCAAGCTCTTGCTCAAGGAGAACTTCAGAAGGTTCAGCTCAAGGCAGAGCTAGACATGAAGATGGCTCAAATGCAGCACGAGTTTAACAGAGAGATTGAGATGATCAGAGCTAACGCGATGATTCAAAAGCTAGACAGCGACAAGCAGTCAAAGCTTGATGTCGAAAAAGAGAAAGACGATAGAAAAGACGAAAGAGTAAAGAAGCAAGCCGTGGAACAAAGCAAACTCATCTCGCAAAGAGATGGAATGAGAGGTGAGCTTCAAGAGGTTCCTGCCAAGGAAGAAACAGGTGATATCATGAGTGGAATCTTCAATCAAATGCTGAATAATGGCCAGTAACGTAAATCTTGATGTTAGCGAGGCTCTAAACATCACTGCCAGACGCGGTGACAGCTTCTCACTTACAGTTACATTGAAGGACTCTGCAGGTACTGCGATCACGCTAGACACCTTGAATTATGAGTTCTTTTTTATTGTCAAGCAAGCTACGCCTGCTAGAGGGTCTACTCCACAGCGCATCGTTTTGTCTACGCCGAACGTAAGCGGATCTGAGAACACATTCGAGGACACTGTCATTGACGACAGCGGCAATGCTACTTTTAACGCCTCTTCACAGGTGATGAGTAGAATTAAGTCTGGCGTTTACAATTACGAAATTCAATACAGAATCCCAAGCACAACAGGGATCGATACTTACACGACGTTCCTTAGAGGATCCTTCAACTTGAACACAAACATCCGTGAGCAAGTATAATGTCAGTATCAGTCACCACAACAAGCGGCACCTCTGTAAGTGTTAGTGTGTCGGGAGGTACGAAAACCTCCTTCACTACATCCACATCCTCTGTATCTGTAACATCGCCTGCTTCGTCAGAGATCTCTGTTAGCAGCAAAGGTCCTAAAGGAGACACAGGTGAAGCTGGCGCTACGGGTGCTACGGGTGCTACTGGACCTCAGGGGGAACAAGGTATACAGGGAGAGCAGGGCATCCAAGGCATCCAGGGAGAGACTGGCGCTACAGGTCCCGCTGGTGAAGGCGTAATTGCTGGTGGTTCTGAAAACCAGTTTCTTCAGAAGAATAGCGCCACTGACTACGACACAAAGTGGAGCGCATATACGCTACCAGCTACTGACGGAGATGATGGTCAAGTCCTTACTACTGATGGAGCAGGAACCGTTACATTCGCCTACCCAAAGACTATCTCTGAGAACGTAAAGAATGTAAGCGGAGGTGTCCTATACAAGGGCACTCCAGTTCACGTCACGGGCTCTGTTGGCAATCTCGCTGAGGTAATCGCTGCCGATGCCGCCACGAACTACCCAGCACACTTCGTGCTCGATCAGGATCTGGCTGACGAGGGAGAGGGGCAGGGTATCGCCCTTGGGTTTATCAACAACGTAGACGTCCCTGACGCTTCTATCTATACAGAAGGTCAGACCGTATATCTTGGGGCTTCTGGTGGATGGGTGACTACTAAGCCAACAGGAACAAATGCCATACAGAACCTTGGTATTATCATCAAGGTCAATGTAAGCGGAAACAAGATCTCTGGAATTGTTATGGGTGCTGGCAGGGCAAATGACGTCCCCAACATACCTCAGGATCAGATCTGGATTGGTAACGCTAGCGGCGTAGCCACACCAACAGCATTTGGAATTGATCTGGACTCAACGCCACAGCTCGGTGGTGACCTTGACGTCAACGGAAACAAGATTACGTCTGCTTCTAACGGCGACATCACCATTGACCCTGACGGCACAGGAGCCATCATCCTCAAGTCAGACGACATTCAGTTTGACGGTGCAGGAGGTCTAGGCGTTGGGAAGATCAAGCTCTATGAGACTGACGTACTAGGCAGCAACTTTATTGCTCTGTCGGCTCCGCTCAGCGTGACTTCTGATATTACGTTCACCCTTCCAGACGGGTATGGGACAAACGGTCAAGCCTTAACAACAAATGGGGCTGGCACTCTGTCATGGGGGAATGTCCTTGACGGAAACTCCGATACGCTCACTGGCGTTACATCGTTTAGGCCTCAAGGAGCTACTGCTGCTCAGCTGGCTATCTATGACGTCGATGAGAGCAATTACGTAATCCTCAGGGCTCCTGCTAACCTGACGTCAAACACTACTTACTACCTCCCTGCTACTGACGGTAGCTCTGGGCAGGTTCTTCAAACAAACGGTAGTGGTACCACGAGCTGGACTAGTGTCGGTACTGTAGACACTAGCGGGACCCCAGCTAATGATCAGCTTGCAGTCTTTACAGATGCAGACACCATTGAGGGTGATGCGAACCTCACGTGGAATGGAACAAAGCTAACAGTTGAGGGTGAGCTAGCTGCAGATAGAATAAACAGTAGTGCCAAGACTGCTTTGAGTATCGCTGGGAATTACGCAGTTGGCTCAGAGATACTCGGCTCAGTATACTCCTCTTCCACACTTACAGGCGACGCTGGGGAGGTTCATTACTTGGGTAGCGCTACCTCTGTAGCGGCCAATGCATCGACAGAGGCTGGTGGCTCTGGCATGCTCGTGGTGGTGACTGACGCAGAGGATAGGGCCGAACTCCTTGCAAGAGGGGTGGTGAGAGTCTCTACTACGCTCACGTCAGCGTCTATTGGTGACAAGGTGTATCTAAACACCACTGCTGGAACTGTCACGACAACAGCTCCTACAGGGAGCGGAAATGTTGTTAGGATTGTTGGGTATGTAGTTAAGCCCTCGGCAAACATGATTTACTTCAACCCATCGTCTGACTGGATTGTTGTGGCATGAGCATAGATAAGCTATCTGGAGTTTCTTGGTCGTCTATCAGCAAGGTTGACGGAGTCGCTGTCGCAAACATCTCCAAGGTCGCAGGCGTTGATGTGCCAGTAGACTACTTCCTTGATACCCATGCGGGTGCTGTTGCAGCCTATAGCTTGAGAAAGCTTTCATCTACAGCCACTACGGCTATCACCGTAGAGAACTCGTCTGGTACGACAGCTGATATAGGTTTTGACTCTAACGGCGACTTAGATACGTCTGCGCTCACAACTCACTGCGGCAGCAACTACGGCAGGGTGAGCCAGTGGTGGGACCAAAGCGGAAACGGTAACCACATGGTTAATACGACAGCCGCATCTAGACCATACATCGTGAATGCGTCTGGCAGTGTAATCACAACAACGACCAATTCTATCCCAGCTCTAGACTTTTATTTCAGCTCTACAGCTAGGTGGCTAGAGGACACGTTTGTATCTAACAACGGAGACCACCTCTTGATATCATATCTAGGTGAGTTTAGAACTGTAACCACTGGTCAACAAGTACTTAGTCAGTGGTCTGCTTCTACGTCTACACAGGTAACACAGCTCAGCATTCTTGGCGCAACGCAGAAGCTCAGAATTTCAGCAAGATACAGTGGGGGTCAACTTGGCAGAAGCGATACGAACGCAACAGTATCAACAAATACGGAGTACATAGTTACAAACTACGCCTCCGCATCTCCTTACGAGGGGGATATTGATGTCAATGGAGATACTGCTGACACAGATATTGGATTCCCAACTAGCGGAACAATTAACAACGGAAGCCTCAAGATGGCTCTGGGGAGAAGGTCTGATAATGGTGCAGCTCAATATCAGGGCTACCTTGCAGAAGCAATTATATGGTCCGACACGACACTGCCAGACAGAGATAACGTCATGACCGACACCAACACATACTACTCTGTTTATTGATGGCAAGGATAGCTACTGATACAGGAAACAAGATTACTGCTGGATACGTGGTAAGGATTGACAGCATCGAAGAATATTTCGAAACTGAGGCTGGGGCTCTTGCTTGGGCTAAGGCTGGGAATATCCCGTCTGTTTCTTTCTACACAGACTCAGGCATTTCCGACGAAGCAAAGCTTGACGACTTGACCTATGGTAATCTCATGGAGTACTCTGAAAATCTTTAAGGTCAAAATGGTAATTACTTCTTGATTATATTTGCACAAACGAAACAACCCATACAATGGCAACAACCACTGCAACACTGACGCTTTCTAGCGCGGACCTGACTGGAGACACCCTCTCGCTCAGCACTACATCAACCTTGACCAAAGCTGATTCGCTTACTGGTCTTGATCAAACTTCTGGGGTGGGAAGAAAAACTACCACGGCTACAACAGAGGTAACTCTTTTTGCTGCAGCATCGTACACTGACGACAAATCCCACAAGATTTACATCAGAAACACGGCTACAACTGCTACTGAGTACGTTCTGGTTAAGGTTGGTGGCACCGAGGTCGGCAGACTGTATGCTGGAGATTGGATGTTCTTCCCTTGGAATGCAGACACCACGGCTACAGACGCAGATATTACATACACTCCAAGCGTAGCTACGGACATGACTGTAGAATACGCCATCATCTTCGAAGCCTAATGGGTACTCTGAGAGCAACACTTGCGTTGGCAAGCGGTGACGTTTTGACGACCCCTGTCGCTCTCAATGTTGTCCAGGCTGCAGCTGCAGATTCTGGATACCTAATGAGAGCTAAGGTTCTGCACACAGCAGTTAACGATGATGCACTCGTTGTCTACAAGGAAAACGATAAGCTCACTTCTGCTTACATCTATGTGAAAAACATGGACTCAGAGAGGGAGAAGTACGTGTACTTGTACAACGACGCCAACTCAAACGACGTATTCGCAAAATTGGCTGGTGGTGAGTTTTGTTTCGTACCAGTGGCACCAGATCAGACAATCAAAGCTTACGCTACGAGAGTTGACACCATCGTTGAACTCGGTGTGTTCGGACTCGATAGCTCAGCTGTAACACTTTCATAAGACATGGCACATCCAAGCGACTACTTAGGGAATGGAGGCATTATCGTAATCGATGAAGATCAGGGAGCTGTAAGCGCTCCATCAGGTAAGATCATTTGCGCCATTACAAACACAGATGTCTTAGCTGGCGCTGGCACATTTACTGTAAAGGGTAGCGGAATCTATCAGTACCTAGGGGCTAGCAATGCTGCAGCCACAAGTCATATTGACCCTACCACAGGTGTTGCCTTTACAGCAGCTGACAATGACGCAGGGTATTACGAAGCGCTAGACACTGTGGCTGTAACCATCGAGATTACACCTGGTAGCACTGTATATGGTAGATTTACTGAAGTAGATGCTACTACCACTGACGCTGCAGTGTTGTACTTGGCATAAAGCAAACCATAGGGAGTGGCACATCCATCAAGCAAATACCTCAAGAGTTCTTATGTGATCGAGACGGATACGACCAATGGAAGACCGTCCACTGGGTACTTTTCTGCAATCACATGCAATGTTGCGGGTAACGTGATTGTTAGAGGTTCAGGCCTATTCGGTTTTGCTGACGCTGACGGATCGCCAACTGGATGGGTTGCATACATAGACCCGTCTACGGGAAAGAGATTTGCAGACGCCGACGCCCTACTAGCTGCTGGTGACGGATACTACGAGTTCGTACCTACCATCAACGTCGGCTTGACCATGGTTTCTGGGCAGACTATTTACGGGAGGTGGACTTCGGTAAGTTCTGACGGTACTTTCACGGGATTTGCATTCACAGAATAAAACAAAACAACTAAATACAATGGAAGAGCAATTTGAAAAAGCCGAGTTCTTTGACACTCCAGAGCAACTCGCAGAAGCTATGGCAGCAGAAACTACTGAACAACCAGTAGAGCAGCCACAGCAGGAAGATTCGTACGAACAAGGGGGGCAGTTCGAAGAGCAGCCTCAGCAGTATGAAGAGCAACAATATCAACAGCCTCAAGAAGGCTATCAAGAAGAATATGACCAGGGTCAATTTGAACAAGAGATCTTCACTTACCTGAGCGAAAGGCTCGGGCGTGACGTGAACTCGTTTGAAGACCTTTCATATACCGAGCAAGGAGAGTACCAGCTCGATGACAGAGTTCGAGGGATTGTAGAGTTCGTGGAGAGCACGAATAGATCCCCTGAAGATTGGTTTAGGTATCAGTCTCTTGACACATCCGAAATGGATGATATGACTGCCATCAAAGTAGATATGGCGTCACAGTACCCAAACCTTTCTTATGACGAAATCGAAATTCTTGTCAACGACAAGTACAAGATCAACCCTGACATCTACGATGATGAACAGGTGCGTCTTGCATCTCTGCAGCTCAAAATCGACGCTCAGGAAGCTAGGGAAACAATCGAAGAGATTCGAGAGACGTACGCCCTCCCAGAGGAGTCAGACTACCGTGATTCAATCGATGATGTAATCAATGATGATTGGATTCAAACTATGGCCCGAGAGACAGACGCTCTCGAAGGTTTGGAATTCGACCTCGGAAACGGTCGGTCCTTTACATTTAGTCTAGACAACGCATACAGGGAGAGCCTGATCGACAGAAACGTCAATCTTGATCAATACTTCGATCCTTACGTTGACGAAGACGGCAACTGGGATTTCGATACACTCAACTCACACAGAGCTTTGGTAGACAACATTGACGCTATCATCTCCTCTGCGTACAATCAAGGCATTGGCGACGGACAGAGAGGTCTAGTCAACAGAGCTGCGAACGTTGGTGTACAGAACCCACAAGCACAACCGACTCAACAATCCCCAGTGGCAGAGCAACTCAAAACCATCTTTAGCAACAACAGCAACAAGATGACTTTCAAAATCTAAAACCTAGAAAAAAATGAGTAATCTCTCATCTACGCGGGGTACAAACATCCCGTATATCGATAACACTACGACAGCGGCAGGCAACACAACTGCCAACGCTTCGTCGTTCAGAGTCTCCCCAGAGACTTACACTACTTTGGATAACTTGGTCAAGACGACCAAGGACTTCCACATGGATCAATTGGTCGAAACCTATGGCGACCAGGGGATCACAGGCTTTTTGAAACTCACTGGAGCAATCAACTCAGGCGGTCAGTCTGACGAGGTTAACTGGTGGGAGATCGGTCGTCGTCACGAAACAATCAGCTACACGGCGGCAACCATCGATGCTTCTGGCGCTGACTTCGTTCAGCTCGACGACACTGACACAGGCTTGAATGACAAGCTCCAAGTCAACGACGTCGTTATGGACGCTAGCACTGGAGTGAGATTCATCGTTATTGAAGGCGGTACGCTCGACACGGAGCCAGCTACTTACAGCCAGATTAAGCTCAACAAGCTCGATCAAACTGATGTGGCCGCTGCTGACATCACTGCTTCTAACGGAACACTCCTCAAGATTGGTAACTTGTACGCTCAGGGCACAGCTCAGCCACACGCTTACCAAGACATGGGTATCAGAAAGTACACCAACCCATTCATGATTGTGAAAGATCGCTACGAAGTGAGCGGATCACAAGCTACCAACATCGGTTGGGTGAACTTGGGTGGTGGAAACTACCGCTGGTACTTGAAGGGTGAGCAAGAGGCTCGTAAGCGCTTCGAAGACAAGAGAGAGATGATGCTCCTCTTCGGTGAGAAGAAGGCTGCTTCTGGATTGTCTGACGCTCCTCTCACGGACAGAGCAGGTTCTGAAGGTTACTTCTCTGCCATTGAAGACAGAGGTGTAGTTGTTCAGAACGCAGCGTCTAACCCAATGGACAGCTTCGCTGAGTTTGACGACTTGATCATCGAGCTCGATAAGCAGGGTGCTCCATCTGAGTACGCTATGTACGTGAACAGAGCTCAAGATTTGGCTATCGATGACATGCTCGCAAGCGGTATCTCTACTGGTGTGACTGCAGGCTTGGCTGGTCAGTTCGGTGCGTTCAACAACGACGCTGACATGGCTGTGAAGCTCGGCTTTAAGTCGTTCACTCGTGGCGGGTACACCTTCCACAAGCATGACTGGAAGCTCTTGAATGATCCTACCCTCTTGGGTGCTTCTAACTACGTCCAGGGCGCTATGGTTCCTTTGACTCAAGTTACGGATGCTCGCAGCGGTGTGAACGTTCCAGCTTTGGCTATGTTCTACAAGGAAGCTAACGGCTACTCTCGTGAAATGGAGCACTGGGTAACTGGTGGCGGCGTTTTGGGTCACACCAACAACGGCGATACTGGTAAGGACCAGGCTGTCTTCCACTACAGATCTGAAGTTGCACTCTGCACCCGCGCTGCAAACCAGCACGTAATGATCAAGGGATAATAGTCTATTGTCAAACTATTAAAACCTAATCATTATGAACAGATTTTTGTACTTCAAAGACGGCGTAAATGACGCTTACTGCAACAGCGTTGACAAGCTCATTGCCATCAAGCAGACTGGTGACACGACGGTTACTTTAATCTTCGAGCCACGGTCAAATGATGCGGGAGACGTTGACTCTATTGCTTTGACAATCGCTGACGAAACAGAGGTTGCTGTGTGTGAAGCGATCATCAATGCCATCAACAGCTCGACCAGCCCATTTGTGGTTGTGTATGACGCCGTTGCTGGTGAAGGTGTTCACTCTGATATCACTGCTTCTGCTATCACGCTTGGATCTCTTGCTGCCTAACCTTAAAAACTAAAATCATGAAATTTGTTAGATACAGAGATGGAGAGGATACTCTCGAATACAGACCAGTAGATAGACTCGTTGGGATTGCAGACACTGTGGACGACGAAATCCAGTTGTACTTTGAGCCAGCCTCAAATACAGCTGATCGCGTTGACTATGTCGATTTGAGCGTTATCAACGAAAACGAAAAGGGTGTTATCACAGCCATTGTTGAGGCAATCAACCAAGGCGCAAACAACATCATCACTATTGCAGACGATCACACGTCTGACTACATCCACCCAGACTTGGATGATGTGGTGGCTATTGTTGCAGACGGTAACGCAAACCCAGCGTAATCAAATAGTATGAGACGAGAAAGGGGCTTCGGCCCCTTTTTCTTTGTCGTATATTTGTGTTCATGATTAAGTTCCTCTTCTTCCAGAGCGACACGTACGATGCCACCATCTACCCAAACGATGCGGCACTAATCCCAGCAGACAGATTGGCGGACATGCAAATCAACTCTGACGGGACAGACCTCACACTGTCCTTTGACAGCATGGTGGAGACACGAGGAGCAGACACTCAGATCGTGTTGTCTATCAACGCGGACACTGGAAGGGAGGTCATGGCAGCCATTGCAGAAGAAATCTCTCTCGGTGAAAGCGCGTTCATCGTAATCGCAGATGAAGCAAATGGAGACTTCATCCACGGAGACATCACAGCGATTGAGACAACCTTAGACGGTAGCTTTACATGATCGACCCTGGCAAGAAATATCTTTACTTCAACCCAGACGCTACTCAAGGAGAGATGGACTCTTCTGCATCCTATCCAGTGTCTAGATTGTCTGGTATTGAGATCACTACAAGCGGCTTTGCTAAGTTTTACTTCAAGGGGAGCAAGGGTGTTGACGCTACCGTCATCACCGTAGCTCACGAGCAGTACGCTTTTCAGAAGTCCTTCATGGTTGCGCTGACTGACGAGATCAATTTTGGAGAGAAGGCTTTTATCAAGGTTATGGATTACGCAGAGAGGCTTAGCAGCCCCTCTGACGTGACGATTAACATCAACCCTGCCATTGCCCCTGTTTTTGACGATCAATCAGATGCGCTCATAATTCAGAATCCAGCCCCTGTCACCGACCCATGGGACTCTACGACGATCAAGGTGCTCCCTCATCAGTTTCAAATCAATGACAACGTAGGTAGGCCTGTTCAGGTTGAAGACGATACCGCTGGTGAGATTGGGATCAGGTGCTTTGACACGACTGACAGCATGTATGCGTTTGTTAAAATTCCTAATGGATACAAGGCTACTCACGTACAGGTTCACGCCAGCCTCACCACTTTGAACGCCGTGGCAGTTCAGTCTTACAACTACCAGACAGGAGACACCACGGCGGTAACAGTTTCAAATGGAGCCTTTAATTCAAACATTGACATCAACGACATTACCGCTAGCTCTACTCAAGACCTGGTGATTCTAGTATCCCCAGCGTCAAATACGACGGTTATTTATGGGGCTACGGTAACAATAGCTACAGTATGACAAGCAAGAAGTTTTTCATCTTCAGAAGATCTGAACCAGTAGGACCAGAGAAGAGGTTCTCAGAGAACGGTGTCGATATCCCCATCTTAGGGATTCCAGCACATCAAATCTCTTTCATTACAGCAGGTAGAGGCTCGATCAACATTACGTTCAACAACGCTGGAATGTATGAGTCAAACGAACTCTTCGTTGGGGACTCTATCGAAAAGACAAACGTCACGCTGTCGTGTGAGGTGGGAAAGGAGATGGATTTGATCCAAAAGATCATGGGATTTGTGTCTGCAGAAGATGGGAGAAATGTCATGTACTTTGACGCTGTTGACGAGAGATCGTCGTTTAAGGAGGCTGTCGTAGCAAGCGTTGCAGACATTAAGGCAAAAGTAAAGTCCCAACCTACAGAAAGAGTGTCTCAGAAGGTGAGCACAGGAGACGTAGGAAACCGATTTCAAAACATCATCGCTGGAGTCAACTTCGGCAGTAGAGAGAACAAGCCTACGATTGATTACAATCACGAAAGCATGTACCCTATTGACGGAACAGATATTGTGGCCGTTGGGGCGGCCTCATGGCGTAATGCTGGAACTGGTGGTGCTACTTACAACATTATCACAGGGACTGGCTCTGTAACTACTCAAACCGACGCTACGGCAGCCGTGACGGGGCTGTCACAGACATGCGTTCAGTTTGCTACAAACTCGTTTCTTGACGTGCCTGACTTCACAGTCAAGGATGATTATACAATGTACTTTGTTATCGGCGATCCAGGCGCTGGATCTAGCGGAGAGGGGTTTGGTGTTTTGTTTGGTGACGATAGCGGAGAGACTACGGGTTTTTCAGAAAAGTTCTTTCCTGACGTCTTCTCTATCAGACATTACGGGCTTACTGGAGAGCCTGCAAAAGCAAAGACTTCAGACCGAACCAGCGGAACAGAGCCCTACTCCTTCCCAGAGAGGTCGTCAAAGACCAAGGTTGGCGAGAGGCAGTTCTGTTATGTTTTTGTCATTAGAAGAGACAAAGAATTTAATTTGTATCTTTACAACCACTTAGGTGAGATTGTAGCGTTCATCCCTGCGCTGACAGTGAACTCTACATTCAAAACCGTTATCAAAGAAGTTAAATCAAAATCAACCCTATACAGCGCACAAGAAGCCAAAAAGAAGGAGCCGAAATCAACCACCGAGCCTATCGGAAAGGTTAACGAAGACACACCAGGAAGGACAGATGGGAACCTTTTCATCCAACAACTTGGTAGCTCAGGAAGCAAAGTCACTGACAGCTTTTCTGCTACACTAGGAAGGTTCGGTGTCATCGCTAGAGATATCGGAGAAGCAAACTGCTCGCAGCTTGCACAAGACCTCTATGAGCTTTACAAGCCAACCGTTTAATTTAATTCATACAAACATGTCTACACAAACCAAGCGGCCTGCTGGGCGCCCTAAAGCCCAGCCACAAGCAGAAGCTGTTGAGTCAGCTGTAACAGAAACAGTTGTGAAGGAGGCTCCTGCCAAGAAAAAAGCTTCATTGAAGCGAAAGGTTGTTGAGAACACCAACGTTGAGTTCAAGACCACAAAGCCTTCAGGAGTCGTCTACATGCTTCCTCAGAAGGGGGTTACTATTTACGACGAGGAAAAGGATACTGTTCGTGAAATCAGGTTCTGCCCAAATGAGCCGTCGATCTTCGTCGATGAGCAAAGCGACAAAGCGCTGAAGCAGTCCGTGATCTTCCGAGAAGGCAGACTCTTCGTTCGAAAGGACCAGCCGAATTTGCGTAAGTTCATGGAGATGCACCCAGGCAACACCGAGAACGGAGGGAAGTTGTTCGGAAAGATTGACCTCAAGCGAGACGCTGAGGACACTCTGAACAAAGAGTTCTTGCTCAACGACGCTGTAACCATGGTTAGAGACAAGGATATCCAGGAGCTTCTCCCAGTGGCCTTGTTCTATGGAATCAACATCAACAAACCTACAAGTGAGATCAGATACAACTTGCTCACTGTAGCCAAGAAGAACCCAAAGGATTTTATTGATTCGTTTGACAACCCTCGCGTGAGAGCTAGATCTATCTTGAAGCAAGCTACTGAGTATCAGATGATTCGAATGAAGCCTGATGGCGTGTATTGGTTCGACTCAAACGGACTTATCGTTTCCGTCCCACACGGTCAAGACGCAATGGATATTGCAGTGAGATTCTGCTTGACTGAGAAAGGGTCTTCGGTACTCGACACACTTCAGGAAAAATTAGATAGGCTAGGATAATTAGCACTGCAGAGCTGAGAGAAACCACTCCGAAAGGGGTGGTTTTTCTTTTCGTATATTTGCTTCATGATTAGCGTTTATCGAGTATACCGCGCCCTCAAAGACCTAGCCAACAAGGAACAGAAAGGCTTTGTTACGCCTGTGGCGTTCAACTCTTTCGCTGGCATGGCTCAGATGAAGGTTTACAATGAGCTCTTCGATGAGCTCTCTGACGAAAGGCGAGCTAGAAACAGGTCTGAAGGTGTTGGTAGGTACCTTGGCGGCAAGGTCTTGAAGATGAACGACCTGTCAATGTACGTAAAGACATATACATTCCAGCAGTCTAACAATCTGTTTAAGAAGCCAGAAGACCTATCAAAGATCATCTCTATTGAAGCTGGGAATGTTGTTTTACAAGATGGGAGAGTTGGGGAGTCTAGCGCTCGAAGACTGGGCAACAGGTGCGAGATTGTTTACGACATGGAGAAGGCGAACTTGCTTCTAAACAGCAACTTGTCAACTCCAACGGAGGATTTCCCAGTGGCATTAGTGCACGAGCTCATCGAGGTATTCCCGACGACAATCAACAACATTAAGATTGTCTATTACAGGCTTCCAGGCTCTTACGACGTACGAGGAACGGCTTTAATCCTTTCCCCATCGTACGCCTACAAACAGTCAGGAAACGACCCATCTCAACACGTCTTTGATCCAGACGCGTCCTATGACTTTATGCTCCCAGAGGAGATGTTCCCAGAGATCGTGTATGAAATGGCTAAGTTGATTGGTTTGAGGTTGAGAGACCAGGACTTGCTGGATTACGGAAAACAAGAAGAAGCCGCTAGATAATGAGTATGAACAAAGTAAAGCTGAGTCAGATCATTAGAGACTTTCTCATCACATTGGATGGCGACGACCACGGGAGCTCTGTATCAGACATTGCTCTGAGAAATATCGCCTTGAGAGGCATTCGTGAATTTGGATTCGATCTCAGCAAAAAGATCAAATCGATCAAAAGAGACATTGAATCAAATCAAACTGTCACCCTGCCAGATGACTACGTGGACTTGTCTAAGCTTGGTGTGGTGGGTGCTGACGGGCTTGTCTACGTCTTGAATGAGAATAGAAACATCAACTACTCTAGAAGGCTGGAGACGGCAGCTGACGACCCTGAGGGAACGAGAACTGATACGTTTGACGCTTCGCCGCTGAACATCCCTGAAAACAAAATCAAGGATAGGGTTGACGATAAGACTGGAACTGAATCAGAGGCTCAGGACAACGACTTCGACTTTTACGTGTTTCAGAACTACTTATACCAAGGAGGCGAAGGAAGACTGTACGGTGCTGGTGGAGGTTACTCCAGAGGCGAGTACAGGATCAATCTCGACCAAAACAGGATCGAGCTAGAGATGAATACTGGGGCCACTGAGGTTGTCTTGGAGTACATCGCTGACGAGGCAAGAGCTGGAGACCCAGAGGTTCATGTGTATCTGGAAGAGGCCCTGAGGAGCTACATGTACTACAAGATTATTGAAAGAAAGAGCAACGTGCCTGCAAACGAAAAGGCTAGGGCTAAGGCGGAATATTACAATGAAAGAAGAAAGGCGAATTCCAGAATGTCAAACTTCACCAAAGAAGAGGCACTCAAGGTAATTCGTAAGAACTTCAGACAGGCACCTAAATACTGATGAGGGATAAAATCACACCAAAGAAGCTGAATAAGTCGGCTGACGAAAGGCTTATACCCAATACAGGACTGATTGACGCCCTTAACATACTGATTACCAGCTCAGAAGGAGAGACAGGTAACGAGGGGGTGATCAAGGCGGCAAGAGGAAACGAAGCCATCCCGTACCTCACGCCTACGGGCCAGGGAGTAGGAAAGGTTATCGGCGCTGTGACAGACGAGAGGCTGAAGGTAATCTACATGTTCCTTTACAGCTCTGTCACTGCCGAGCACGGAGTGTACGTTTACGACCCATACGGAAACCTGCCTAACGGTACTGCTGGGTATGTCAGAAAGGTGTTCACCTCTACGAAGTTCAATTTCGATGAGTTTGGATACGTCAAGGGTGATGTCGTGTACATCAACCACAGGACAGATGTGTCTG